AAGGTATGTGCCGCTCAAACTCGCTTGTCATATCAACCAGTCAAGCGGGATGTTTGCCCATGATGACCATGGGATGCCAAGTTTTTCACAGTACTTGGCGTATGTTGTCTTAGATTTTTTACTGATAGTGTTAAAGGGTGCCTGAAAAACCATGCGAAGGTCAATGTCAGGATTCTGTTGAACGACTGACTTGACCTTGCGCCGGTCAGCACTGTCCCAGTAACCCTTGCATTCCAACCAGATACCATTCGGAAGAATGAAATCTGGCGTGTAGGAATGCTGGATTACATAGGGAATCTTAGTGCTTTCGTATTCATACTTGACACCCAGGTCTACGAGTAGGTCAGCAACCTTCTCCTCCAGACCGGATCTGAATGCCATTTAGGGTGTTATATTTTTTGTAGTAAGAAACGCCGCGATACTTCAGAACCTGCTCTTTTTGAGCAGCTTTTTGTTCACGGACTCGTTGACGAAGTTCGACTTGAGACATGATTGTTCTCCAAAGTACCTACCCCCCGTTCCATGGATAGGCGTCATGCGTCTATGTTATGTCAAACATAGATGAACGTACGTTTCTTAACCGATCACTGGTGCTGTATGCGCAGCCAGGTCGAGGGGGAAGTTGTGAGCGTTGCGCTCGTGCATGACCTCAAGGCCTAGTCCGGCTCGGTTGAGGATGTCTGCCCAGGTGTTCACAACCTGTCCATCAGCAGACAGCACGGATTGATTGAAGTTCAAACCATTGAGGTTAAACGCCATAGTTGACACAGCAAGAGAGCTGAGCCAGATACCAAGAACAGGCCAGGCAGCCAGGAAAAAGTGAAGGCTGCGGCTGTTGTTGAAAGATGCGTATTGGAAGATCAGGCGACCGAAGTAACCGTGAGCGGCTACGATGTTATAGGTCTCTTCTTCCTGTCCGAACTTGTAACCGTAGGATTGACTGACCTCTTCAGTCGTTTCACGAATGAGCGAAGACGTGACAAGGCTTCCGTGCATAGCACTGAACAAAGCTCCGCCAAAAACACCAGCAACTCCCAACATGTGGAAGGGGTGCATCAGGATGTTATGTTCTGCTTGAAACACAAGCATGAAATTAAAAGTACCGGAAATGCCAAGAGGCATACCATCTGAAAAGCTGCCTTGTCCAAAAGGATATACAAGGAATACAGCTGTCGCCGCAGCAACCGGTGCAGAGTAGGCAACAAAAATCCAGGGACGCATCCCTAAACGATAGCTAAGTTCCCATTCTCGTCCCATGTAAGCAAAGATGCCAATGAGAAAGTGGAAGACGACGAGTTGATACGGCCCCCCGTTGTACAACCATTCGTCAAGTGTATTAGCTTCCCAAATTGGGTAGAAGTGTAGTCCGATGGCATTGCTGCTCGGAACGACGGCTCCCGATATGATGTTGTTTCCATACAAAAGGGAGCCTGCAACGGGTTCTCTGATTCCATCTATATCTACAGGAGGTGCTGCCACAAAGGCAGTAATGAAACAAATAGCGGCGGCAATAAGACACGGAATCATGAGTGTCCCAAACCAACCTACATACAAACGATTATTAGTAGAGGTTACCCAGGAACAAAACTCTTCCCAGGTAGAACTCTGTTTATTAGTTATAGCAGTCATTAAAAATGCAGAGTTATTGTTTTAAGCGTAAGCAAAGCTGTCCGTTGCATATGTCACACAAGTCGAGTGTGAACCATCTGCTACACCTGGCATAGCATCCCAGTAGTTAGCTACCCTTTGGATGTTATCTGGTGTAACATAGACATGACCGTACAGCGGGCCCACTCCAGTTAAAAATGAAACAGGATCGTCAACTGCACTAAAAATGTACATGTCATCGTTGATTTGACTAGACTGACCCCTATTGTGGAACAGGAAAGCGTCCACATCGCCTGTGTCATCTCTCAAAGCGTATAGAGATACCTCATGACCATAGTAATTAGTTCCATGGACTCCAAGAGCATAATTCGAAGGATCTTCAGTTAACCCAGTAACTGAGTCAACTGTAAATCGATTCTTCTGTGCCGTAAAAGTCAGCATGTTGAGGATTGATGTTGTGCTGTACTTTTGTGGGGCGCTAGTTTTCATAATATAAGTGATTGGGTTGGGTCAGTTGCAGTAGGTGGTGTTTCCGTAGGTGGAGCAAGAACCGCCGTAGGACTGGCCGTTGTAAGAGCCGTTGTAGTAAGTGGAGTTTCCGTAGGTGGAGAAGGAAGAAGAGCCACCTGAGCCGTTGCAGTAGGTGGTGTTTCCGTAGGTGGAGCAGGACGTGTTGGCGTTGGCGGCGGGAGTGATGAGCGTCAGAGCCCCAGCGAACAGAGCGATGGAGGAAGCGCCGGCGATGAGTGCTTGGTTGAATTTGGTCATTGGTCAGAACCTTTTGAGTTGTTGGTTGGTGGGCTCCATGAGTATAAGATGAACAAGATTGCCTCAATCTCAGGCATGTGCAGCGTGCTGGCCGTAACCTATTGATGCATAGGTAGAGTATGAGCCTTCGGCAACACCAGCCAATGAATCGATACCGTTAACAAAAAGCTCCAAGCTGTCTGCAGTTGAAGGCAAGGCATAGAAGTGGCCTACTGATTCTTCAAGAAACAGGGATGCGTCGTCTAGCACAACAGTTAAAAAGACATCATCATCTCTGGTATTATTAGAACCGTAATTTAAAAATGAAATACGATCAAAGGGACCATTTTCAGATGTGCGGAAAGCACCAATAAGTACATCGTGGCCGCACGTATCAATTCCCATAAGTGCAGTCATGCGCCGTGGACTGTTGGGGTCGTTTGATGGTCCTACACCTCTTACTGTTGAAGTGACAAAAATCCCATTGTTTTCGGCGGCTGCCACTAGCTGATCTTCAAATGTGTTTCCACAAATGGTGAAGGTTTGCTTGCCTGTGATTGACATTTTTTTGTGTGTTTGAGGTTAAGCATGAGTACGCCTATTGAGCATTTTTACTCATTTAGACGGCCATTCATACAGTAGCTGTGGGCGTCCTTGCAATAGGAGTCGGGTAACGACTTGTAACGAGCAACACAAATGAAGTAGCCTAGGGTGTAGGGAATCAGACCTAAGGCAGGGAGCAGGACAATCAGGATAAGTGCGCGTTTATTCACGAATCATAATTAAACCAAGGTCTTGTTCGCCCATTTAATAACCTCAAGCCTAGGCAGCTTTTCAAAAGGCCCATGACCTGGAAGATCTATTTGATAAAGCCGTGGAGAGTGGTTAAAATCTACTGTGAGTTTGCCACCACGTTTGCGGAGACCGTCTTCAACTGAAAAAAGAGTGATGTACTTCATGGGGAGTAGTGAACCATCTTCAGTCTATGCAACAGCACCTGTGGCGTCAAGGCTTTGGTATGTATCAGTTTCTTTATGCGAAGGCGTAGTATTCGCCATTACTGGCGGAAACATAAGTAGAAAAGGGTCCAGCCTGTACTCCTGCTATTGAATCTACTGCATCAGCAAAAGATTCAAGATCAGAAGGGCCAACTGTTGTTCTCTTGAAGGTATCGCCTAAGTCCTTAACGAACATTTTAATATCATTCACGTCCACGGATACAAACAGGTTGTCGTTTAAATCATCGATACTGGGTCCAGCATTCAGGTAATCGATCTTATCAACGACCCCCTTTTCGTTTCTAAGGGCCGCGATGAGGATTGAGAAGCCATTCTGATCCACACCAAACAAGGAAATATTGCCTCTCTTCTTCATCCCCGTGATGGGGTCAACATCAAAGGCATTAATCTCAAAATCATTCTGTCTTGCTACTTTCTTCAGTAGCTTTTTGACTCTTTTGTTTTTCATGGTGTTGGTGAAATGATCTTGACCTTATTTCTACCTTATGCAGTGCCACTTGTGACGTCAAGGCATTGTTGCAAATGTGTAACTTTACTTTTTCTTAGCAGTTTTAGCGGAGCGTTTGAAGTTTGCAGCCGTGGGTGCTCCTTTAGACCCAGGCTTCCTCATTTTTTCACCACTACCAGCAGCAATACGTTTGCGCTTAGCATGGATGTTTGCGTAGAGACCTCTCTTAACCATTTAACATTTCCATTTACGAAGGGCTAGTGCTTTACGTGTGGGTCTGCCTTTGGAATCCTTCATTGGACCTTTGACACCACCCATACGTGCACAAAAAGACTTTTTACGTTTACCACCACCAGGCTGTGGAGCCTTGAGGTTAGACCCGGTTTCACGATTGTATTTCTCTCGGCCAGCTTTTGTCAGTCCGCCAGTTCGGGACTTGTGCTTACCGATCTTTAGACTAACATTCTTTGCCATTACTTTTTCTTAGTACCTTTTTTAGGCGGACGGCCTTTCTTAGTACCGTATGTTCCTGGTCCTTGTGGCATTACCAAACTCCTGGGATAATTTGTCCAGTCAAGGCATACGCACCAAGCGCAGCCATGACACCAAGCATTGCAAGGCGTCCATTCAAGCGTTCAGCCTTTTCGTTGTGAGTTTCAAATACGTCCATAATTTGCATTGGTGGTTCTTTGGCATAGACGTTAGTGCGTCCGCCATCTTCAATAATTGTTGTCATCAAAAGTCGTCGTCGTCGTCGGTGACCTGTACGTTTGGTTCACTAGCTTTAAAGCCTTGTGTTTTACCAAACAATGCTGCGACATCTTCTGCCGCCATATCACCTGTATCAACACCAGCTTGGCCATTACAACTAACAAGTTGAATGCCAATTAACTTAAGAGACGTACCATAAGTAACGCCATCCTTGAGGATGTACGGCTTCTGGTAGAAAGCAAGCTTTACCTTGCTTCCAGCATAAACTGGTGTGCGATCATCAGTGATCGCTGTGCCTTCAGTGTCAACCACAGGAGGCTTCGTTTCTTCGTTCCAGCTGAACTTGACCGTGTACTTATTATCAGCTACCTCTTCCCAAGGTTCGGGTTTGAGTACAGAACGCTTTGGATTTTTCAGCTTTGACTCTGCCCATTTGAGCGTGTTAGTACGGTCGTCTTCAAGTTTGTTCACCATGTCTTGGTCAACAACAGCTCTCAATGAGTAGCCAAACTTGGACGGTTGCAGTACAGCCTGATAGCCCTCAAGGACAACAGGATCTTGTGTGACAAATGTGTTTCGTGCCATTAATAATTAACTTAGTGGATTAGTTAGAAGTCAGAAGCTTATGCGCTTCGGAAGTAGGAATTTGCTTGAGCATATTTGCAAGCTCATCGATCAATGGAGATTCAGCTAAGACATACTGATTACCAGCAGCTAGCATCCATGCTTGACACAGTACTCGGAATCCATCCATACCATTGTATGGAGTGTTGTCCTCAATAGCGTCCAAGATTTCTTCTTGATACTCATACAAAAATGAGAGATTAAGACCTGCCATTCCAGTACGCTTGAACCTACCAATGTTCATTGGCTGGTGTTTAGCGTAGTCATCCAATAGACCCGCTTTCTGCAATGCATTGAACAGGTAATCAGGACGACGAATGATTTCAGTATTTCTACAACCACGTTGAATAGAATCAAGGCCAGCAGATTTCTTTAGATCAATCAATGCACGGTGTTCACGGCGCATTGAACGTGTGAGTTTATTCCCTACTGCTGCGTTGAGATCCTGCACCGAAGTTGCTTCCGCAATGGTTTGTGCAACAGGCCTCGATAGTCCTACATTCTCCTGCAAGTTCATACCACTTACGGTCATCCCATCCTTTATGGAAGTATTTTTTTGTGAGCTTGATGATTGCGTCGATGTGTTCAAGTGCTTGTTCGTAATCTCGTTCTGCTGTGTCATCGACAACGGTGACACTTGCCAGTACGGGTTCTCTGTATTCTGTGTTTGATACATAACTAGGTGGAATTATTTCAGTCGTGACTGGTGTCACGGGTATGGGTGTGGAGTTTTCCACAGGTTTCGCGCCACTTTTGGCGCAAACGGCGTGAATACCGCGTGGCGTAGCGCCAGGCAGCAGGCCTTCTTTCCTCAGCTCTGTCTGGTGTCGCTGCAATACACGCAGTGACTTGCCCCATCCAGCTTCCTTGAGGTCAGCATAGATTTCTTTGGTGGTTAGTCCGAGTTCGTGATACTTGATCAGTCCTTTACGTATCGACTCAAGACCACCCAACACAAGGCTGCACGCCTCCTGTCGGGAGGAGGACGTGCTAAGTTCATAATACATCAACAAAAGAAATAGGTAGATTCAATTACGGAACTTGGTTCTAATGTTCCAATAATCGGTGGTTCAGACTCGGCTCCAATGTGGTTTGCCCAGTCTTTCAAGTAGTCATGTTTTGCAAATAAGTACATGTATGTCTCACGAACAATTTCTGAAAGAAGAGACATGTCATTAGCACGACATAAAACCGAGTCGTGTATAAGTGATATCGGAGCATTGAAGCGTAGTGCAGAAAGGTGCAGCAGACTTGCATCTAATGAGTGGATAAGATTGGGAGCTGTTGCATTTTTGTGGTGGTTCTTATCGACTTCATCGGTGTCACCATTAGCGACATGAAGCTTGCAATTACCAAGCAGCTTGAGTTCAACACGTTTAATCTCTTTCTTCATTAGTTTTTGTGTTACCACAAAACCTGAAGGTGTGACCCAAGATAATTCAACAGCTCCTCTGTCAATGGCCGCGGCCACCTCAGATTCAATCCATTTCATGACACGCATAGGACCAGGAACAATTTTGTTCATGGCATCACGCACAGCCTTGACCACAGCAGATAGGTCTTCCTTTTCAACCTCAACGCCTTTCTCTTTCAACGCTTCTCGGATGTAGCCACGATTACTGAAGGGCTTTGCGTTGTAAGGAACAGTCATCACTGTTCTTTTGGTCGTTTTTCTGTCCATGTGTGGACGAAGGTGCTCAGGCACATGAGGTTTCGCTTCTTCAGCAATGACCTGATATGCGTCTTGCGGCTTTTCACTTGGCAAAACATTGACTAGTTTTGCTGTACTAGCACATCGACACAGCCCTGCCAGGATTTGTAGGCCACTGCAGGTGGCGTCAACGGCCACAGGTAGGTTTGTAGTACTACGGTCGCATTTAATGGCACAGTGGTAGTACTCATCACATGCTGCAAGAAAGGTCCACGGTTCATCGGCTGCTTCCCATTCAGGAAGTGTGCCAATTGGATCAAATGCAACACGACTGATTAAATCAAGGTTGTTTTGTACCCATTCTTGACGTTCACGCATCGTAGCTTTGTCAAGGCCGTAGCTAGTGGCAACCTGAAAAGCTAACCAATCTTTAGCGTCATGCGTGACGGAACCGTGATTGTGAAACTTCAGTAAGGATTTGCCAAAGTCTGTATCTTGTGGAGTTAAGAAAGCAGGTATTGGATAAGCCCTACCTCTGTAGTCAAATGACCACGGAATGTAGAACTTCTCTTTGTTTTTAAATACATCCACTGCATTCATTGTCATGCGTGTACGACATGACTTCTTAAACGCTTGTGCGTTCATGTTGTATGCCTCTGCAGCAGCACGTCGATACGACATCTCAGAATCTCTGTTGGTGTCGATGTCTGCTGGCTTGGGTGGCATAGGCATCTCAACAATCGGTATGAACTTACCGACCGGTATTTGTCGTTCCATCAACGTCTCAGCGACGTTCACGATGAACGGATTTAAGGTGTAAGCCACCTTCTGAATCTTGTTCAGAAACTTGACAGGGT